CATTGACAGCATAATATGGCAGGATTAAGTGCATCAGGATTAAAAACACAAATAAGAAGCTACACAGAAGTTAGCTCTACAGTGTTATCTGATAGTGTTTTAGAAAATATAATATTAAATGCACAATATAGAATTTTTAGAGATGTACCAATTGATGCAGATAGAAAAACATCTACAGGTAATTTTACGTCTGGAACAGGCACTGTAACTGTACCAGCAGGAGCTGTATTTGTTAGAGCAGTACAAGTTTATACTGCAACTGGATCTACTTACACTGGTGCAAACACATATTTAGAAAAAAGAGATTTAACATTTTTAGAAGAATATATATCAGCAACTACATCTACTGGTACACCAAAATATTATGCAATGCTAGATACAGGAGCAACTGGAGAAAGCTCATCAAACTCTGGGTCTATAATTGTATCACCAACACCAAGTGCAACATTTGCATACAAAATTCATTACAATGCAGCTCCAGCATTATTGGAAAATAATGATACTAATTATATTAGTTTAAATTTTCCAAATGGTCTGCTATACTGTTGCCTAGCAGAAACTTATGGTTTCTTAAAAGGCCCAGCTGATATGCTGCAATTATACGAACAAAAATATTCACAAGAAGTACAAAAATTTGGAGGAGAACAAATAGGTAGAAGACGAAGAGATGATTACACAGATGGAACAGTAAGAATCCCAGTGCCTTCTCAAACACCTTAAGGATTAAATTATGGCATCAACATTTTCAGATCTTGGTATAGAACTAATGGCAACTGGCGAAAACGCTGGTACATGGGGAACAAAAACTAATACTAACTTACAAATCGTAGAAAAAGCAATTGCTGGTTATGTAGAACAAGCAGTAACTAGTGGTGGGACAACAGCACTAAGTATTACAGATGGTGACACAACAGAATCAACATCAGTTGCTCGTCACGCAGTTATAAAATTAACAGGTACAATAACAGGTAATTCTATTGTAACTGTACCAGATTCAATTGAAAAAGTTTATATCGTAACTAATGGTACATCAGGTGCTTACACTGTACAATTTAAAACAGCATCAGGAACAGGTATTACTTTTGGTGTATCAGAAAAAACTACAAGATTAGTTTACTCTGATGGAACAAATCTTGTTGATGCAGGATTTGGTGGATCTCTTGATATTGAAGGTAGAGAATTAGTTTTAGATGCTGATGGTGATACAACTATTACAGCGGATACAGATGACCAAATAGATATTAAAATAGCTGGTGCAGATGATTTTCAATTTACAGCAAATACTTTTACAGCACAATCAGGTAGCACAATTGCTGCACAAGCATTAACTGCAACAACTATTGTAGCTTCTAGTACAGTTCAAGGTACAACAATTACAGCAACAACAGCTTTTGTACCAGATGCATCAGATGGTGCAGCTTTAGGAACTTCATCATTAGAGTTTTCAGATTTATTTTTAGCAGATGCAGCAGTTATTAATCTTGGTGCAGACCAAGATGTAACACTAACTCACGTTGCCGACACTGGTGTGCTTTTAAATGGTGCTAATGTAATTCAGTTTAGAGATTCAGGTTTAACAATAGGATCTAATGCGGATGGTGATTTAGATATTGTATCAGATGGTACAGCAGTTGATTCTATTAATTTAGAATCTGCTGGTGGTATTACACTTGATGCTGGTACTGCAGGCAGTGGTATTATCTATGAAGATGATGGCACTGAAATGGCTCGTATTCATAATTCATCAAGCAATGTTATATTAGAGACAAAAGTTTCAGACGCAGATTTTTCAATCAAAGGTAATGACGGTGGTTCAACTATCACTCCTTTAACTTTTGATATGTCTGATGCTGGTAAAGCTACATTTAGTGGTAATGTAGTTATAACTGGAGATCTTACGGTATCAGGTGATGATATCACTATGGCTACAAATACTTCTGGTAATATTTTAGTTGCAGATGGTACAAATTTTAATTCAGTAGCTGTTGGTGATTTATCAGCAATATCTACCGTCGCTGCGGATGATGTTTTATTAGCAGTTGATACTTCAGGTGGTGGACTTAAAAAAATTACAAGATCAGATTTAGTTTCAGGATTAGCGGCTGGTACTATGAGTAATATTGTAGAAGATACGTCTCCACAATTAGGTGGTAATTTAGATACTAATTCACAAAATATTTTAATTGATGATGCACATTTTATTGCAGATGAAAATGGTAATGAACAAATTATATTTCAAACAACAAGTTCAGCAGTTAATCAATTTGATGTAACAAATGCTGCAACAGGTAATGCACCTGAAATATCAGCAACTGGAGGAGATACAAATATTGATCTTAAATTAACTCCAAAAGGATCTGGTCAAGTTATTATTGATGGTAATGTTGGTATCGACACAGGAGTTATTGATCTTAAAAATGGTGGATCACAATCTGTAGTAAGATTTTATTGTGAATCTTCTAATGCACATTATGCACAAATTCAAGCACCTGCACACTCAGCTTTTTCTGGTAATGTAACTTTAACTTTACCAGCTTCTACGGATACACTTGCAGGTATTGCAGCTACACAAACTTTAACTAATAAAACTTTAACTACACCTGTAATTGCAGAAATAGATTCTGGTTCTACTATCACACTTGATGCAACTACAGATATTATTCTTGATGCAGATGGTGCTAACATTACTTTAAAAGATGGCGGCACAACTGTTCTTGATTTTGTATTAAATGGAGCAACAGATGTAACTTTAGATGCACCAGGAGATATTAAACTAGATGCTGATGGTGGTGATTTTAATTTCTTAGATGGTGGCACAGAAATATTAAGAATATCTAACTCATCTAGTGATGTAATTATTAGACCAGTTGTTGATGCTAAAGATATTATATTTCAACAAGCAGATGGAACAGAAGTAGCTAGAATAGAAGACAACGCTACTTTTAATGTTGTAACAGGTAAATTAGCTATAAATGGTACAGCTATTACATCAACAGCAGCAGAGCTTAATTTACTTGACGGTGTTTCTGGATTAGTACAAGCAGATTTAACAAAATTAGCAGCTGTAGATTCTACAGCAGCAGAGCTTAATATTGTAGATGGTGGAACATCTGCAACAGGTACAACAATAGTAGATGCAGATAGAGTTGTATTAAATGATAATGGTACAATGGTTCAAGCTGCAATGACTGATATAAAAACATATTTAAGTAGTGCAGGATTTAGTACAGATGACCCAACTGCACTTGCAATTGCTTTAGGATAATATATAAAACAAAAAAGGAGATAAAATATGGCAAATACGTTTCGAGTAGTGACTTTCGCAGCAGAACCAAACTCTGCAGGAACTCCGTACACAATGTACACGGTCCCATCAAGTACCACTACAGTAGTCATAGGTTTAATCTTAACTAACATCAACACAACTTCTGTCACAGCAGAAGTAGAACTGGTTAGTGATACGGCAACAACAGTCAACACTGGAGCCGCCGCAGCTAATGGTACAGCCTTTCTTGTAAAGGACGTGAACATTCCCGCGGGGAGTTCTTTGGAGGTTTTAACGGGAGGCAAGGTTATCTTGCAAACCACTGATGTACTTCGAGTTGATTGTTCGGTTGCAGATAAACTTTCTGGCACGTTGAGCATTATGGAGATAACGTAAGATGGCCTATATTGGAAATCAGCCTACAGACAACTTCATTACATTTGCTACGCAGAATTTTTCTACGTCGGCAACATCTTCTTATACTTTAGATCATGCAGTCAGTAATGAAAATGAAATTGCACTTTTTATAAATAACGTTAGACAACATCCTGGATCTGGTAAAGCGTATACTGCTACAGGCACTGCTTTGACGCTATCAGAAAATACAGCGTCAACAGATGTTATGTATTGTATTTTTTTAGGCAGAGCCATTCAATCAACTGTGCCATCAACTAACAGTATTACACCTTCAATGTTAGGCACAACAACAGTTACAGCATTGACTGCAGGTACAGGTATTACAGGTGGAACAGGAACAGTTTATAGATCAGATGTTCAAAAATTAGGAAACATTTTTCATACAAGAATTTTAATCGACCTTACAGGTTTAGCTAGTTCTGGTAGTGGAGATATTATTGGAAAAGCTGCAACAGCTAATTCACATATTGGTCAGATAACTGCAGCAATTAATGGAACAGTTCTTGGTGGTAAACTAACTTGTTTAGAAGCACCAGCAGGTGGAGATCCAGATATTAATTTATGGTATGCGGATGAAGCAACAGGAACAGAAGATGCAGCTATTACAGGACTATCTAATCAAGTACAAATGTGTGATAGTGGTGATTTAGCATTAGGTTCAATGGTATCAATACCCACACCACCAGCAGCAGACAAATATATGTACATGGTTACTGGTGCAGCAACCGATGCCAACTACACAGCAGGAAAACTATTAATAGAATTTTTTGGTTACGAATAGGAAGGATAATAGATGGCTCTTTCTAAAGTGGATTTTAATAACATAAACGTTACACCCGCAGCTAGTAAAAAACTTAAATGGAATTCTAGTGCTAATGGTTTTGAAACAGGAGACGTTGGTGGTAGTATGGTATTACTATCTACACAGACCGCATCAAGTAGTTCTACAATATCTTTTACTTCTGATATAGACTCAACCTATAAAGAATACATATTTACGTTTATGGACATTCATCCAGGTTCTAATGCAACATTTGGATTTCAAGTAGACACTGGAACAAACACTAGCTATGCGCAAGAAATAGTCTCAACAACTTTTAGAGCATATCACAATGAAGCAGGAACTGATACTTCATTAGCTTATGCAAGTGGGGATGACCAACCACAAAGTGGAGAAACCGCAAGTTCTTTAGCACCACAAGATCTAGCTTTAATAAGTACTTCTAATGATGATAGTGCTTCTGGATATCTTCATTTATTTAATCCATCATCTTCTACTTTTGTTAAAAATTTTTTTGCTGTTTCAAATGGAGTAAAAGCACTAAGTGGTCAATATTCTTATCATATGTTTACTGCTGGTTATGTAAATACTGCAACTGCTATTACTCGAGTTCAATTCAAATGTAATACTGGTAATATAGATGCAGGAACAATTAAAATGTATGGAGTTACATAATGGCAATATCTAAATTTAATTATAATAGTTTTAACGTAACACCTGTTGCAGGTACCGCGTTAGCATTTGATGCAGATGCTGATGGTTTTTCAACAGCAACATCTACAGCTCTAACACATATTAAAACCTTAACTGCTAGTTCTAGTGCTACTTTATCTTTTGTAGATGGTGCATCAGATGTAGTCTTAGATAATACTTATCCTGTTTATCTTTTTAAATTTTTTAATATACATCCAGCAAATGCTGGTACAAACTTTAGAATAAATTTTAGTGCAGACACTGGAAGTAATTATAATGTTACTAAAACTACATCTGTATTTAAAGCTGAACATCATGAAAATGATACTAATGCTGCATTTGGTTATGAAACGAGTCAAGATTTACATCAATCAACTGACCCTCAAATGTTTATGATACTTGATAATGCTAACGATAGTGGTGGTTCAGGAGAATTATATTTATTTAATCCATCATCAACTACTTTTGTAAAACACTTTACAGCTACTGGAACTGGATTCGTAGTGGATGGTGGACAACCTAAAAATTTTAATATGTATGTATCAGGTTATGCTAATACTACATCAGCAATAGACGCTGTTCAATTTTCTATGGCAAGTGGTAATGTAGATAGTGGAACAATTAAGCTTTATGGAATTAAGGATAGTTAATGGCAATATCAAAATTAAATTATAATAGTTTAAATGTAACCCCTTCTGCAAATGCAGCAATTGGTTTTGATTCAGGAGCTGATGACCTTGAAACAGGTGCAGGTGGTGGAGCTATGACATTTATAAAAAAACTTACCGCTAGTTCTAGTGCTACACTATCTTTTGTTGATGGTAGTTCTGATGTAGTTTTAGATTCTACTTATAAAGAATATTTATTTATATTTAATAATATTCATCCAGCTACTAATAGTGCTTATGTTACATTTCAAGGAAATGCTTCTGGAGGAAGTGACTATAATGAAACTATTACTTCAACAATGATTGGTACTTTTTCTGAAGAAGATGGTACTAGTGCAAATACATTTTACACAACAGCAGACGATCAAGGTAATGGAACTGCATTTCAAGCTATTGTAAAAGGAACTAACAACGATAATGATACTGCTACTTCTGGTTATTTACGTTTATTTAATCCAAGTTCTACGACATTCGTAAAACATTTTATAGCTTTTGGTAGCACAAATGGAACTGATGAAAATGATACTTATTATACAGCTGGATATTTTAATACTACATCAGCTATTGACGAAATACAATTTAAAATGAATTCTGGTAATATAGATGCTGGAACTATAACCTTGTACGGAATTAATTAATATGGTAAACAAACTAAAAGGAGTAATATAACATGGCCTATATTGGCGCTCAGCCTTCATTTGGTAATTTTCAAGCTTGTGATGCAATATCAACAAGTGCTACAGATACATTTAACTTAACTGTTGGTGGTGTAGCTATCAGTCCAGTTTCGGCCCAACACTGTTTGGTATCATTAAATGGTGTCCTACAGGCTCCTATATCATCCTATACTATTGTAGGCAGTACGATTGTATTCGCAGCAGCATTAACAACGAGTGATGCTATTGACTTCATCACTATAATGGGTGATACTTTAGACCTTGGTGTACCGAGCGATGGAACTGTTACAGAACCAAAACTTGCAGCTAACACTGGTGGTATTGTAGATTGGCAAGCAGTAGTCACTGGTGCAACGACAATGGTTGCAGGTCGAGGATATTTTGTTGATACATCTAGTGCTGCAATTACAATGACACTACCAGCATCTGCAGTTCGAGGTGACGAGGTGCACATAATCGATTACGCTGCAACAGCAGATACAAACAATATTACTGTTGGCAGAAACTCACACAAGATTCAAGGAGCCTCAGAAAATTTGACGGTTGCAACAGAAAGAGCCGCTTTTACTCTTGTGTACGTTGACTCTACGCAAGGTTGGCTATTAAAGGAGAAGTAAGATGGCTAATTATAACGCTATCAAGTATAATGGGTTCAGTAAAGGTACTCTTAAATTAATTAAAACATTAACAGCTTCTAGTTCCGCAACTTTATCTTTTGTTAATGGTGCATCAGATGTTGTTTTAGATTCTACTTACAAAGAGTATATATTTATTTTTAATGATATTCACCCAGCAACTAATAGTGTAAATTTTCAATTTAACATGAGTGCAGATGGTGGTTCAAATTATAATGTGACTAAAACCACAACACATTTTAGAGCATATCATAATGAATCTGGTACTGAAGCAGTTTTAGAATATTATACAAGTGGAGATTTAGCACAATCTACATCAAATCATATGTTATTAAATAGCACAGGAAATGGTAATGACGAAAGTTGTTCTGGATATTTACACATTTTTAATCCTAGCGATACTACGTTTGTTAAACATTTTATTGCAAATTTTAATAATTATAATCAAGGAGATTACAGCATGAATCATTTTAGTGCTGGGTATGGGAACACTACAAGTGCAGTTGATGCTATTCAGTTTTCTTTTTCATCAGGCAACATAGACGCTGGAACCGTACAACTATTTGGAGTTACATAATGGCAACATATCAAAATTCTAGATACAACATAGCTTTACCATCAGGATCAGGTGGTGCATTAGTGCATATTAAAACTTTAACAGCATCAAGTTCTGCCACACTAAGTTTTGTAGATGGTACATCTGATGTTGTATTAGATAACACTTATAGAACATATATTTTTAAATTTATTAATATGCACCCAGCAACAGATGGTGTTCATTTTTCATTTCAAGGAAATGCTGCTGGTGGCAGTGGTTTTGATGAAACTATAACTAGTACAGCTTTTTTTGCTCAACATAGAGAAGATGATACTTCAACAAGTCTAGATTATAGAGGCGATGATGATTTAGCACAATCAACATCTTTTCAAAGATTATCAGAAAGTTTAGGAAATGCTAATGATGAAAGTTTAAGTGGAGAATTATATCTTTTTAATCCTAGTGACACGACTTTTACTAAACATTTTATAGCAAAAATCAATTATATCCATAAAAGTGATCGTTCTTATAATTTTTATATAGCTGGTTATTTTAACACAGCAAGTGCTATTGATGAAATACAATTTAAAATGTCTAGTGGTAATGTGGATGCTGGCACAATTAAACTTTACGGGATAGCATAATGGCAACATACGCAAGCATAAAATATGACATGGATCTAGCATCGACTGCTACAGGTACAGGTGGTATGACTTTGTTATCTACACAAACAGCGTCAAGTTCAGCGACAATAAGTTTTAGTTCTGGAATAGATTCTACTTATAAAGAATATGTATTTAAGTTTTATAATATACACCCAGCTACTGATAATACAGAATTTCAAGTTAATTTTAGAGATGGTAGTACAGCTTATGATGCAACAAAGACTACAACAACTTTTAATGCTCATCATAATGAAAGTGACACTGCTACTAATCTTTTATATGATACTAATGCTGATATTGCACAAGGAACTGGATTTAAATTATTAGCTGGTGCTTGTGGAAATGATAACGACCAATGTATTAATGGAACTTTACATTTATTTGACCCCTCATCTACTACGTTTGTTAAACACTTTATATCAAGAGTGGCTGGTTTTCATGAAGCTGATTACGCATTTGATTTTTTTTCTGCTGGATATTGCAATGTAACGGCAGCTATTGATGGAGTTCAATTTAAATTTGATAGTGGTAACATAGATAGTGGAACAATTAAAATGTATGGAGTATCATAAATTATGGCTATTAAAGTTGCAGTAAACAGAGCACTA